AGTTTGGAAATTCATTGTTTGGGACTTATCTAAATGTTGACGCGAGAAATTCATCACCAAAATTGGTATGTATGTACGCTGCGGAACCTAGTAAACATCCTGATACGGGTAAGAATGAAACTTACCGTTTTAAAAGTGATGCGTTTGATTTAAGAAGAAGCAGTGATTGCCCGTTACTTGATAAATTAGAGGGTAAAAAAGATTGGGGGTTATCGAATCGAGTTGTTGGGTTTAATGTTGATATTGGTATAACAAACCAAAACGTGTTTAGTGAATTTGGGGTTTCTCAAGATTTAGGTAAACAAACTTCGGAATCAATTTTAAATTTAGATAGTCAGATTAATCAATATAATGGAAAAACAATTGCTACTCAAAATGCTTCATTGTGGAGTTTTTATAAAAATAGGTCGTATCAGTGTAATGTGACGACACTTGGTAATGCAATGATTCAACCTACAATGTATTTTAATTTGAGACACGTTCCAATGTTTAACGGACCTTATTATATTATGGATGTTAAACATAAGATAAGTCCGGGTAAGTTTGACACAACATTTACAGGTATTAGACAACAAATATTTGCGTTACCAAAACTTGATAGTTATATTCAAACATTGACTCAAACATTAGTTAGTGAACTTATTAAAGAAATTAGAGAAAAGAAAACAACTGAATCTACATCAGACACTGGAACAAATCAAAAGAGTAATAATGTTACAGGTATTAATAATCAAGTTTCTAGTAAGAAGGGGTCTGATAATATTGGTAATCCGCAAAACTGTACGGACGATTTAATAGAAAATAAATATCTAAGTGGTAATAATCAAGTTAAAGTAAACTTTGTAGAGGCAAAACAATCTCAAACAAATTTAACACCTCAAGAGGTTGCTAATTCAATTAAAACAAATGTTGTCTCGGGTAATAATCGTACTAACAAGTATTTGGCGTTTATTACAATGTACATTGAATCTTTCGAGAATAATCAATTCGTTACTTGGAATAATAATTATGCGGGAGTTAAATTAAATTATGTTTGGCCTGGTGACTTAAGAAACTACTTTAATCAAGATTATTTATGTCGACAAAAAGATGGTGATTTTGTACCTTATGCAACATTTGATAATATTGACAATGTTTCTAAATTATTGGATAATTATTGGTCGAAATACTCAGGGGTTTCAGTTTCTGCTGAAAATTTGGCTAAATTGTGGATAACTAAGTGGAATAAAAAGAAAATGAGTAATTCCGACTTTGAAAGCTTTAAGAAAAATAATGATGAGAGTTATAATGACATTGTCAAAAAAATAGAAGAAGGTATTATTTTGGCAGATACATTAAAACTGTAAAATTTAGTAATTTTAATTAAACCGAGATATTTATAATAAAAAATATTATGGACACAAAAACTTTGTTAAACAATTATTTAGGTAAGCAAGTAAGAACTACCGAGAAAGATATGGGAGATGGAACTAAACAAGTTTGCGATTTGGATAGTGGGGATTGCTATACAGTTAGAATGAAAGACGGTTTAATCGAAAGAGTTGACCACGTAATGTCAAGAAATAAAAAAGTTCAAGTTGAAACACTCACAGGTGTTAAACAATTATTAAATGGATAACAAAATGGCGATAGATAGAAAAATTTTAGAAGAATTAAACAGATACAATAGTATTAACAAATACATTTTTGAGCAAGACGAGTTAGCGGGTGGTTTACCACCAGCACCTGAAGGAGATGTACCACCAGCACCTGAAGACGCCGCTGCGGGAGCTCCACCGGCACCACCGGCAATAGAACCAACGGCTCCTGTAGATGTTGAAAATGACCCTGATGTTGAAAAAATTGACTCAGAAGGTAAAGGTGAAGAATCTGAGAGTGATGAAGATTCGGAAGAATTAGATATTACGGAATTAGTTAATTCACAAAAAGATATCAGTCAAAAACAAGACCAATATTTTGAACAATTATTTGGACACCTTGAAAATTTAGAATCTAAATTAGGTGAGATGGACCAACTTATGAATAAAGTTAATTCATTGGAAGAGAAATTAGAAAAATATCGCCCAAAAACTCCACAAGAAAAATTAGAACTTAGAAGTTTAGACTCAGGTCCTTATAATCAAAAATTATCTGATTTCTTTGTTGATAAAGAAACTGAAATGGAAAAATCAGGTAAAAATGAATATGTTTTAACTACTGACGATGTTCAGAATTTTACACCATCAGAAATTAAGACATCTTTTAGTCCTGAACCTAAAAAGAATTTCGGGTTTTAAGTTTGACAAAACGGATAATTGGTTATATATTTGAGTATACAAAAACTTAAATTTTAAAAACAATTATTATGATGTCAACATTAGATTCTGTCTTAGCTCAGTACGAGAAGTCACAACAGTCAGGAGGCAGCTCCAACAAAATGTCTATGGATGAACGCATGAAGAAGTATTTCGCGGCGATTCTCCCACAAGGACAAAACTCAGCTCAAAAACGTATTAGAATCCTACCTACAAAAGACGGTAAATCACCGTTTGTTGAGGCTTGGTTTCACGAAATGCAAGTAGGTGGTCAATGGAATAAACTTTATGACCCAGCAAAGAACGACAACGAGCGTTCTCCATTAAGTGAAGTTCACGAAGAACTTGTCTCAACAGGTAAAGAGTCTGACAAAGAACTTGCAAAACAATACAAACCACGCAAATTTTACATTGTTAAAGTAATCGACAGAGATAAACCTGAAGACGGTGTTAAATTTTGGCGTTTCAAACACAACTACAAAAATGAAGGTGTGTTAGACAAAATCATTCCTATTTGGAGAAACAAAGGTGATATTACTGACCCTGAAAAAGGTAGAGATTTAATCATTGAGTTGGCTAAAGCTAAAACACCTAAAGGGAAAGATTATACAATCATACAAACAATTATGTATGACGATGCTCAACCATTACACGAAGATAAAGTACAATCTGATGCTTGGGTTAATGACGAATTAACTTGGAGAGATGTCTATTCTAAAAAACCAACTGATTATTTAGAAGCAATCGCACGAGGAGAAACTCCACGTTGGGATTCTGAAAAAGGTGGTTATGTTTATGGTGATAGTTCATCTGAAGAATTCAGTATGGGAGGTGGTTCAAGTGTATCTTCTTACAAAGACCCACAAGAGAATGCAGAACCTGACCAAGATATGCCATTCTAATATTACTAATGAGTTTAGATAATTATTTAGACCAATGTCTAAAATAATGTCTAAACTCTTATTTTTTAACTAAAAAAAACAATAATTTAGACATTTATGGCAATTAAGAAAAACGATTTTAAATCGATTAAAGATAAGTTCTCTACATCTGCGAAATATAAACCACAAAGATTCTTTGATTTAGGTACTGACTTTTTGGATGCGGTAGGATTACCAGGTCCGGCTATTGGACATTTGAATATGTTCTTAGGTCACTCCGATACAGGTAAAACAACTGCGTTGGTAAAAACTGCGGTTGACGCTCAGAAGAAAGGGATACTTCCTGTGTTTATCATTACTGAACAAAAATGGAGTTTTGAACACGCAAAACTTATGGGATTTGAATGCGAGGAGGTAGTTGATGAGACAACAGGTGAATTAGATTGGGATGGTTTCTACATCTTCAATAATAACTTTGACTATATTGAACAAATTACGGATTATATTAATTCATTGTTAGATGCACAAGAAAAAGGTGAGTTAGATTATAGTTTATGTTTTATGTGGGATTCTGTTGGTTCAGTTCCTTGTAAAATGACATTTGAAGGAAAAGGAGGTAAACAACATAATGCCTCTACATTGGCGGACAAAATAGGTATGGGTATTAATCAACGTATTTCAGGTTCTCGTAAAGCGGACTCTAAATATGAAAATACTTTAATCATTGTTAATCAACCTTGGGTTGAATTACCTGATAATCCTTTTGGACAACCTAAGATTAAAGCGAAGGGTGGTGAAGCGATTTGGTTAAATTCATCATTAGTATTTTTATTTGGTAATCAAAAAGGTGCTGGTACAACTAAAATCACAGCAACGAAAGACAAAAGAACAATTAAATTCGCGTCAAGAACAAAAGTTTCTGTAATGAAAAACCACATCAACGGTTTAGGTTATGAAGAC